CCGATTACCGTGCGCTGGGAAGACAATGCGTTTGAAGAATACGAGAAGATGCTGGACTGGCAGATTGAGTCCGCTCGCAAGAAAGATTTTCTGTGGGTGCGCTACGCCGAGCTTGCGCTCAAAGTGGCCATGATCGAAGCCATCGCCCGAAAGCCAGAGACGCCCGTGGTTACGCTCGAAATTATGAGCATGGCCGGAAGTTTAGTACGCTGGTCATTCAACTACACCGCAGAGCTTCTCTACAAAGAAGTCGCTGAGAATGACATCGAGGCTGCGCACAAAAAGATTAAGCGCCTCATTCGGGAAGCCGGTGATGAAGGCGTAAGCACCACTCAGCTTGCCCGCTCATGCCAAGGCATGAAGTCACGCGATCGAAACGAGATTCTCCAGACGCTGCTGGAAGCCGGTGAAATCATCGAGGAAGTTATCAAAGCACAAGGCTCCGGTCGCGATCGCAAGGTCTACAAAGTGCGTAGATAAAAAAATGCCCGAGGAGCAGAACGCTCAACTCGGGCGAGGGGTCCGTGAGGACCAGGAGGTAACAACAATGAGCCTTTAGCTTACCAAGGTTTGGGCGGCGTATCAACGGCAGCTTCCGCTGCCAATGCCATATACGCTGTGGCGTCTATCCAGTTGTCCATATCGTGCCCCGTGTGCTCGCGGCAGAGCTTCAGGATGACCATAAAGGTCCACCCCTCTACATCGGTCAGCCCCTTGCCCGTGAGGGCGTTAAACACCCGCACCGTGCGCTCCATCGAACGCTCTTCACCCTTGTCACGCAAGGCCCCACGCTGCTTCATCACTTCGGCAGCGGTCTGTAAGATATCTTCTGCTTTAGTCATCGACACTCCAAGTTTCCGTTTGTCGTTTCAATTGGGGCCATGTGACATCACGAACGAATGACTTATCGTGCACCAGCACATGGTTCGTCGGCTGCGCAGTAAAGCGCCCGTTGTTCAGTTGAATGAAATAAAACTCTTTCGATTGCTCTGGCTCTAAGCTAAAGCCGTCCATCATCGGGATCGCAGTGAATAAATATTTCCCCTCGTGCTCGACGCCCGACCGTAATCGAACGGTGACAGGGACCGCTTCCAAAAAAGGATATTCCACTACGCTGAAATCGTGCCCATAACAATCCCACGTTTGCCCCTCGTCCATCCGCCACAAGGGAGCGGTCGGCTTATGCGCCAATCGATGCAGCGGGACATTGCGATACACCGCGCCACATTCCAGCATCACATGACATCCCCACGTTCTCCCAGGATGACTTACTAAACCAAACCATGCGACCCGTTCCCAGCTCTCGTTGCCAAACGTATTGGGCTCTACTAAACAATATCGATGCCGAGGCAGCGGTCCTGCACCGCTATACATCATCGGTCTTGCCCTGCTTCATCCTGCGTCGAATCTCAACCATGCGCTTGTAGTGCTCAGGCGGTCTGCGTTTCTTCTCGCCCGTCGCCTTGCCTCCCTTTTTCCCTAGCTCAGACATGTACTGTTTTAATTTATCGTCCATCTTTATTCCTAAGATATTCCAACTCTCGTCTCAGCGTCAGAATCTCCTGCTCCAATGTGTCAGCTTGTTTCAAAAAGTTATAAAACCGTAGGTCCTCTAACGCTTTCTGAACCGTCGTCGTTTGCGATTGCCCGTAGCCCCATGGCATCTTTTTCAACTCACGTTCCCAGCTCCCAGGCTCCGACTCGTTGTCAATAATCATCGCGTTCACTCCTCTTCAAATAAGTGATTGTTGATGACGTAAGCCTTCACAATATCTAGGACGCCCACAATTTCAGCCAAAGAAATCTGATTGTGGTACTCAGAAAGCACTTCATACACCTTGCCTGCCAGCTCTTCGTTCTTGGCAAACTTAGTATTGAAGTCCGGTCGAATTACATTGTCATTCGCCATGGCCGCGCTCCCATTCAATGGCTTGAACCACCCGCTCTACTTGCGGAGCCCAGTCTGCCAGAATGTGCTCACGGTTAAAAATCTGTACCGATTCGTACCAATCGCTATAGCCTTGAGCGTCCTTGTTGCCCCAGTACCAGAGCTTGTTGGAATCCAACAGTTTCACATGCGCGCCACAGGCCCCCGCAATGTGCACGGTCGAGCTGCTGACGGACACAATCACATCACAGAGCACACTCAAGGCAGCGAGGCCCTCCAAATCCTTCATCAGGTCGATGCCGCTATCGATGATGTCGTAGCCGGATTCTTTAATCTCCTGCTGCACCGCACCGTATTGCAGGTTCACAAACTTACAATTGGGCATCGCCAGAACCGGAGCCAAGTCCTTTAGCTTCATCGATTTGTGCGGGCCGATCTTCATCGCGCTCGATACCCACGAGAGCCCAATCACAAAGTCGTCGTTGGTCAACCCCAACTTCTCTTCTAATTCCCGCTCCCGATTGACATCTGGCTCCAAGTAAGAATGCATCGCATACTCACGAATGTCATCTTGGCTTTCGATAAAGCACCCACCCAACGACGCAAACGGAATGTGCGACTCGTGCTCGTTTGCAGGCACCTTATCCATGTTGGAAATAAACTGAATGTCCGGCATCGATCGCGAAAAGAGCGGAATCAATCGAGGGTCCACCATCGCCGTCACCTTGGAGCAGTAGTGACGTATCGTCGGCAGTAGTGACCCATAAATCACTTGGTCACCCACGCCCTGCTCGCCCCACACCAACACCGATTTATAACCCTCACCGATGCCCCACTTGGGCTTCGTCGTTTCTAGCGGGCGCGATTTAAATCGCGGGCTATTCCAGCGAACGTCATACAGCTTCCAGCCATCCACAAACTCATTCATCTGGAGCTTCATCAACCCGAGCACCCACCGCGCATTGGCATCGTCCGGAGCGACCTCGACCGCCTTTTCAAAAAGTGCCCGCGCTTCTTTCCAGCGCCCCATTTCCCAGTGCGCTGCGCCATGCTGGATGTAGACCGCGACCTTATCGGGCGCAAGTTGCGCTGCCCATTTGAAATCTTCCGTCGCCTCGTCGTACCGCTGCTGCTCGGCCTTACACACCGCTCGCCCAAAATAATCTTCGTAATCCTGGAAGTACTTCATCGCGATGCCGTAATACTTCTCAGCTTTACGGTGCTGGCCCATCATCTGATATAGCTTCGCTTTCGAGCGATAAAGCACCGTGAGCGACGGCTCAACATCTAACCCGTAGTCACACATGTCCACCGCATCTTGATAACGCTTCGCGTTAAACAAACGGTCCACGCTCTTCAAAATCTTTTTTTGCTCTTCGGTGTAGTTCATATCGAGGCCGCCACTCGGTTCCACTCGTTGGCATATTCCACATTCTTATAGTCCGCAAACCATGGACCCCCTCGTGTGAAGTGCACCGCCAGCGGATTCGGGCAATCATCCTTCGTGTGCCAGCCCTCTAAGTAATTCCACGCGCTCGGCAACGAGCCCATCACCCTGTCTTCTAACCACTCAAACCGATGCAAATACATCCCCGTCTGAGCATTAACCACGTTCGGTGTCAAGATCTTGACTTGCGGGTGAGCACAGTTGATAAACATGAATGAAGACCAGTTCTTTCGGGGGTATCGGTGCTGCGGTTGGTTGTCCATTTTGACCGTCTCAAGCGGCCAGTAGTCGTGCTTTACCACAAAGCACGCTTTTGCCCCGTCGGCGTAGTCAAGCAGTCCCGCAATGTCCCCCCTGAAAAGAAAATCGCAGTCTACAAATACCGCCCAGCCGGTGTAGCCGGCCAAGTAGGGAGTCAGAAAGCGGGTAAAACTAAACTCCGTCGAAGACAACTGATCACGCTGCCTGGTGTACACACCCTGCCCCCGTAACTCAAACTGCTTGATAGGGCGAATGTCCACCGGAATGCTCGTGTGGTTCTCAATCGATCGCTTACACACTTGGTAAGCAATGTCCTCACGCGAGTCCCAGCCCACAAAGATTCGTAACGGCAACTCAGGCTGCATAGAACCACTCCTTACGGGCTGGGCCTTTGTAATGCAGGATATGCGGGACATCCCCCTCACGGCGCTTGTCCGGCAAACACGCATATTGCGCTTCGCTAAACTCGCCCACCAAATACGGGTGCAACATGTGCGAGTACACCCTGAGTGCTTCTTGGTCGCCGTACCAAGTCCGACGCTCTTTGTCCATCAGCGTCATCAACATCGACATCGCATGCCACGGGTGATAGTCCTTCGTGACCGTCGCGCAAGCGAGATACGGAAACAATGTGCCAAGCGGAATGCCTGCCCATCGTCGAAACATCCCACCCCGTTGCTCTCCATTAAAAGCAGCGTCCCGATCAAAGTCGCGCCGACAAAAAGCAATTTCCTTATCGCTCAATATCGCAGCCGGATCGACTGGCAACACAAAGAGCATATCGGTATCGATATACATCGCAGGCGATGTTAACCGTACCCGCGCAAAGGCCCGTAATCGCCACTCCATCAGCTCCTCAGCGTTGCCTTCGGAATAGCTCACATCGTCTACCCCTTCCGGAATAGCCGATTTAATCTCGGTACACATAATCACCCGCGAGTCCGGCATCACCGCTTTCAGCGATCGCACCATCTTCGCAGGCATCGAGACATCTTCCCCGACATGGAAAAATACAAACGTGCTCATTCGTTCGTCTCTTCGCGTACCTGAACCATGGCGTCGGCCACTTCGTAAGCGCGTCGGCTCAGTTGCCACACGTTAGGATCAGGGTCGTTGCCCGCCAGCATCCCCTGCATCGCAAAGGCCGCGAACATATCTCTTAAATCCGCTTCGTCATTCATGGCTCGTCCTCTTGGTGAAGTTCTTTCAACACAATCAACCTGGACGTTGCCGATTGGTCAGCAAACTTAAGCAGGGCCTCTGAGCACGCTCGAATCGTTTGCTCCCGAATCAACACCGCGAGCTTGGCAATGATCTGCCCATTGTTGCGCTGCACGTTCTCAGCCGCTTGGTCGTACTCTTTTGCCAATCGCTCGACAAATTCCCAGTTAAAGATTTCCAGCTCCCCCTTTTCATTGATCTTGCACCAGACCTCTTCGGTCTGCTGAATCTCAGGGTGCTTCAAGTAATCAAACTCTTCGGTCATTCCGCTCTCCATTGCCTTTTTAAAATCCAGTCGTCCACCACACGCGCTACGATGCGATAGCCAAACTCATCACAGAGCCACTTCACCGCATCCCATTGCGCCCAGCGATCCTTAAAGTGCGCGTGCGGCTTTTGCTCGACCACTACCACGGCGTCGTTTCTCATCAAGGTGCGTTGCGCACCCTTCAACACGCCTAGTTCATAGCCCTCGACATCGATCTTGATTAAGTCCACATCGCTATACTCATAGTCATCGAGCATCTTCATCTCAACGTCGTCGCCTGATACGACAAACGCTGCCCCCGTGTTGCCCTCCGGTACTTGCAGCGATACCCGCTGATTCGTTTCACCCAAGGCTACGGGGATAATCTTTACCTTCGGCGCATTGAGCTTCAGCAATTCTTGGTACTCAGGGCTCGGCTCAAAGGCAATCACCTCTGAGAATACTTCCGACAGCGGTCGCGACCAGAACCCGACATGGGCTCCAATGTCCAAGGCGCGTCGAAATTTATTGACATACGAAAGCGTCGTCTCCCGTTGCCGTTTCTGATATTCCCCCTCGCCCACGGCTTGAAAGTACCCGTGGAAATG